TTTGAGAATAAACAACTAAACGAGCATCTTTCCCAACACAAGCAAGTCGTTGAAGAGCTTAAAGAAAGCTTGCAAGATGTAAATCTTTCCAACGCTCGCTTGCTTTATACGAACCGTGTATTGAGAAATACCTCCCTGAATGAGCGGCAAAAAGAAAAGATTGCCGAAGCTATTTCGAACGCTGGTTCTGTAACAGAAGCGAAGGTTATTTATGAGACCCTTCAAAGCACAGTGGAGACTAAGCTATTGCGTAGTCTAAAATCGCTGAGCGAAGCTATCAGCAATAAGCGATCTTCTGTTATTCGCGCTACTCGCCAAGAGAGCGCACCCTCTGATCCTCTTTCTGAGAGGATGAAGAGACTAGCTGGCATCAAATGATGCATAAACTAATAAATACAATAAAACAGGAGGTATTTTAAAAATGGCTGGTATTATTGAAAGGTTGACCGAAGGTGTTGTCAACCGTGATATGCGCGCCGAAGGTCACGCTTTGTTAGAGAAGTGGGAGCGCACAGGTCTTCTTGAGGGACTTGATTCTGATCGTCAAAAGGGTTCTATGGCACGTTTGCTTGAGAACCAAGCTAAGGAGCTTCTCCGTGAGAGTTCTTCTATGGCTGGTGGTGATGTTGAGGGCTTTGCAGCCGTCGCATTCCCAATTGTTCGTCGTGTTTTTGCAGGCTTGATCGCTAACGATCTTGTTTCTGTTCAGCCGATGAGCCTTCCAAGTGGTCTTATCTTCTTCTTGGATTTCACCTTCTCGGGTGAGCTTGGTTCAACCACCACAACTGGTAGAATGGGTAACTCTGCTACTGATTCGATCTACGGTGGTGATAAGGTTGGTAGCGAGTTGACTGGCGGTCTTGACCTCGTTGGTTCGCTTAAGCAAGACCAATCGGGTCCACGCACTGTTGGCGCTCGTGGTTATGCTTACGCATCTCCAACTGGCTCAGCCGATCCAGACGGTAACGTTACTGTTGCTGATGCGTTCTCATTGAGTGGTTCTACTGAACTTCAAAAGCGTAAGTGGTTACAATACGATCCAGACATTCTTTCGTTGTCTGCTTCTGGTAATGCATATGGTGTTGCTGTTATCGAAGTTCCAGCTTCTGCGCTTACTGCTTCTGCTACTGGTCAGCCTTGTGATACTCGCAACCTCGGTGCATTCGCTCTTAGTGGAATGGACGCACTTACTGGTGTTGGCGCCAATGCCGTTCAAATCCGTCGCTTGACCCAGCAAACTGGTTCTGACGCTGCAAACGATCGAATTCACTTCGTTATTTTCGGTGCTGATGGTGCTACCGGTGTTCAGCCGGATGCTGTTGCTGCTGCTGACGGTGTAACTTTTGAGTATCCAATCCGTGACAAGCTGGAAGCTTCAAACGCACTTGGATCCGTTATCGGTGCAACTGCCTGGGGACTTGAAGGTTCCGAATTGATCCCAGAGATCGACATCAAGGTTGATAGCATTGCTGTTACCGCTCAAACCAAGAAGCTCAAGGCTAAGTGGACTCCGGAGTTAGGTCAAGACCTTAACGCCTACCACAACCTTGACGCAGAGGTTGAGCTTACCAGCATTCTCTCCGAGCAAATTGCTCTTGAGATTGACCGTGAGATCCTTGCTGACCTCGTTAACGGTGCAACTGCTGAGACTCGCTACTGGTCTCGTGCTCCAGGTCTCTTTGTAGACGCTAATGGTGCCGAGGTTGGTGCTGGTGCTGCTGCTCCAGACTTCACAGGCACTGTCTCTGAGTGGTATGAGACTCTCGTTGAGACCATCAACGATGTTTCTGCACAAATTCACCGCAAGACTCTTCGTGGTGGTGCTAACTTCATCGTCTGCGGACCTGAAGTTGCCAACATCCTTGAGTTCACCGCTGGATTCCGTGCAAACGTTACCGCTGATTCTGAGACCGGCACTGTCGGTGCAGTTCAGGTCGGCTCGCTGAGCAAGAAGTTCGACGTTATCGTTGATCCTTACTTCCTCCGCAATGTCGTCCTCGTTGGTCGCCGCGGCTCCTCTTTCTTTGAAAGCGGATACGTATACGCACCATACGTCCCACTGCAAACCACTCCTACTATCTTCGGACCTGAAGACTTCGTGCCTCGCAAGGGCGTTATGACCCGCTACGCGAAGAAGATGGTTCGTCCCGATATGTACGGTCTAGTCGTCGTTCGTGGTCTACTAGGTGAGTCTGGCGGCACCTGATAGC